ACTCTTGATGATACGCCGCAGAGATAGTATGACCTTTGCGGAGTTCATGCGAGGGAAATATGATTTGGAAGACATGCACTATATCTCAACCCTGGTCAAAAACATGACGCTGAAAGAACAGGCTGCTTTGGCTTCGGATTCATTTGATGTCTTGTGGCGTCAGTTGTGGGGCGATGACCGAGCCACTTCAGATTACCTTCAAAGTCGTGAGAAGTTTGGAACACTCGACCGAATGGGTTTGGTGCGAAACAACTTGTCCGAGTATACAGAACCTGAATGGGGCTTTCCCAAAGGACGGCGTATGCGAGGTGAATGTGACCTTGCATGTGCGCTGCGTGAGTTTGACGAAGAGACCAACATTCCGCGCGATTCGTTTGTTGTGTTGAAGAACATCGCGTTAACTGAAACCTTTCATGGCTTGAATGGAGTTCAATACAAACATGTCTACTTTGTAGCCTTGCTCAAACACCCTGAGATGCTGAATTTAGGTCAAAAGATGACCGCAATGCAGAGGCGTGAAATTTCAGGCATTGGATGGAAGACCTTTGCCGAAGCGGATGCACTCGTCCGACCTCAACATGTTGAACGAAAAGCTATGTTGGTGCAACTTCAATCGGTTATCGAAACATTCGAGAGCGAGTCAATGTCAACGTAATCATATATGAAACCACTGCAATAATGAACACCCACCACCATAAGGGGAATACGGTGGACTCTTTTTCTTGTGTCCCAAATGGACGGATTCGTCCCTCTCTGCCGAACGCAATCGTGGGTTGGGCATAGAGGAACCCTGCAATTAAGAAGAGATAGACAGTGACTAATAGAATGCGGGATTGCTTCTCCATTGTTTTTCAACCAGATTTTTAGATGCTGGATAACAACAATGAGTCGGTCGTACGCATTACCGAATCGTAAAGCATTTGCGGATGCGATTACGAGGACTCTCTTACAGTATAGGAAACTCCCAACGGATGACGAAGATAAGGATGTGGATGTATGTCTCGCACGAGGCAGCAATGCACGCGAACTCCTGCCTCATCAAAAGGTCGTCCGCGACTACTTGTTGATGGAAACCCCCTATCGTGGTCTGTTGTTATACCATGGTCTGGGTTCAGGAAAGACCTGCTCGTCCATCGCAGTGGCTGAATCGTTGTTGACGACACAAAAGGTGTTTGTGATGTTACCTGCCTCGTTGGAATCGAACTACCGCGGCGAGCTACGAAAGTGTGGTGACCCTCTCTACATGTACGACCAACACTGGCGACAACAATCCTTGACCGCAGAGACACGCGAGACCGCAAAGAAGCTTGGACTCTCCGATGGATTCTTGGACCGAAATCGAACCTTCTTCACCACCGTACCCAATCAAGAGAAGAACTTTGATAAGCTTCCCAAGACCGCACAAGATACCATTGCGAAACAGATTGAAGACATCATCGACCAGCGATTCACCTTTATTCGTTACAACGGCTTGTCGACTGCGAACATTGCTAAGTATGTTCCTGCCGATGGAAGCAATCCCTATGAGAATAGCGTAGTCATCATTGATGAAGTCCACAACTTCATTTCACGCATCTCCAATGCGTCCGACATTGCGCGCAAGCTCTACGATTTGATTTACAATGCTCGTAATTGTAAGGTTGTTGCGTTATCGGGAACACCTGTGATTAACCGTGCGAACGAGGTTGCGTATTTGATGAACTTATTGCGTGGACCCATTGAACGCATTGTGATTCCAGTGCGTGCGATTCCAACCTGGGATGAAGAGCGTATGACTTCCTTGTTGCGTGCAATCCCCGATGTCGATACGATTGAGTTTGTGACTCTGAAGAAATACATCCTGTTAACACGCAATCCTCCCCATTTCCGCAGTGTCTACAACGAAAAGGGTGACCGAATCGCAGTTCAGTATGTGAAGGACCTTCCCTTTACACCCTCTGCGCCCGACTGGGTGAATACCTGGGCTTCCAAGTTTCAGACGGATATTGGTGGAGCGGAACTTGCATTGGACCGAATCTCGACTGAAATCTTTGATGCGCTGCCTACCGTCTACGAGGAGTTTGCAACCTTGTTCTTGGATGGACTTCAAATGAAAAACACACAGCTGTTCCAACGACGCATTCAAGGATTGGTCTCGTATTTCAGAGGTGCGGATGAACGTATGTTGCCTCGACGCGTGGACGACGACAAACTGTTGGAAAAGGTTCCCATGTCCGATGCGATGTTCAACAACTATTTGGCGGTGCGATTTGACGAAATCAAGCAAGATGCACGACGAAAGCTCAACCCTGCGAAAGCCGAAGACAATGAAATGAAGACCTTTCGTGTGAATTCCCGTCTTGCCTGCGACTACTCCATTCCACCCGAGATTCGTAGACCTGAACCCGATGAAGCATTGACCGAAGACGCAGAGCCTGAACCCTTGAAGAAACTGAAGGCAGACATTCTAGAGAAAATCAAGGCAGACCCTGCACGATACCTCACAGAGACTGCACTTCAGACCTACAGTCCCAAGATGCTCCGAATGTTTCAGAACATCCGCGAATCCCTTGGAGGCGAGGCACGACGAACTCAGTTGTTGTATTCCAACTATCGTAACCTAGAAGGGTTGGGAGTGTTCTCAGCCATTTTGAGTGCGAATGGATGGCAAGAATACAAAATCACCAAAGAAGCGGGTCAGTGGATTGAAGACCCGTCGATGGATGCTGAGAAACCAGCCTATGCCTTCTTCACAGGTAACGAAGACATGGAGCAGCGTGAATTGTTTCGTCAGATTTTCAATGCAAAGTATTCAGACGACTTTCCACCCAGTCTCAAGCAGTCTGTGGAGTCTGCACCCAAGAAGAAGTTGGTGTTGTTCATGATTACTGCAGCCGGTGCTGAAGGTATTACTTTGGCGAATGTCCGACACGTTCACTTGATGGAACCCCATTGGAATCCTGCAAGACACGACCAAGTCATTGGACGCGCCATTCGATTATGTTCCCATGCATCGTTACCATTGGAAGAACGAACGGTTCGTGTCTCGTTCTACATTAGTGTGTTTACAGAGTCTCAATCCAAGTCTACAGAAGGTGCGAACAATGTAGTGCTTGTGCGTCGTAACGATATGGCCACCAAACGATATGAAGGTGAACCGACCGAAGTGTTCATGTCGACCGATGAATATCTGTATGAAACGACCTATGAGAAGGATGTGACCAATAAACGAATTAGTTTGCTGCTTAAACAAGCTGCCGTCGACTGCGAAGTTCATCGTAAACTCCATAGTCGCGAAACACCTGTGATTTCATGTATGCGATTTGATAGCACGGTTGCGGGTGAAGATTTAGCCTTCAAACCTGATTTGAAGACAGAAGAGTTGGACGATTCGTATTTGCGAAATATGCAACGCCGTAAACGACGACTCCAAAAAGTTCAGATTAAGCAGATGGTCTTCTTAATTGACCCCGACAGCAAGGAGGTCTTTGATGGTCCTGCGTTTGAAGATGGTCAACGCCTACTTAGATTGGGACAGCTGATATCACCGGTACAGATACGCTGGCTGCCTGACCTTCAGCTTGCGTAAGCACATCCTCTAGAAAGCCATCACAGATCGTTGCCCAGCTCTTGAATTGGTACGCTCGAACCTTTGCACGCTTTTCAGGTAAGGAGGCAATCATTGACTCCATTGCAGTTGTTACATCTGCAGATGCAAAGGTGGGTGCTGAAAATCCATGAGGCATACTACCCGTGAAGTAGAATTTTCCATTCGGTCGGATGAATTCGCTTGTTGATTCATCCATGAAGGTACGATAACTTCCTATATCGGTCACAATCTGTGGAGCTCCTACATACATGTGTTCGAGCTGGCACAATCCAAATCCTTCTCCATCGGATGTATTGATACCGATATCGGCTGCATTGTAAAGCTGATTAATGGCTTCATCAGTCAACACATTTGGAGGTGATGTATCAATCAACAAGAGACGACGTCCAAACTGCTGGAAATCCAGTCCGTTGTCTTTGAGTTCCTCGAGATAGATTCGCTGAATATCGTAGTATGCACCGGTTTGTGGTTGGAGGTTAGAAGCAATCGCCAAATAGTACGGTGCTTCGGGGTTTTTCTTAAGAAGCCCTGCAAATCCTGAGACAGTTAAGTCGATGCGCTTACGTTGGCTGTTGCGGTTGGCGTTGAGAATCACAACTGCATCGGCAGGAAGGGATAAATTGGTCTGACGAATCGGTTTGCGTGCGTCTTCGGACATAGATGTATAGACCGTTGGATCCACTGCATGTTCCAAGATACGAATGTCTGGGAATGGACCATACTCTAAGAACTTTGTCTTCCAAATGTCTGTGAAGCAGTAGATACGATCTGCGTGTTTCTGTAGGATTTCAATCAGAGGACCTGCAATACCTGTATAGACTTGATCGACATATAACCAAAGTTTATAAGATGACTTGCCTCGCTCATGTTTCATCGAGTCAATGAATCGACTAATCGTATAGGGGTCATTGTAGATCATGACTACATCAGGTTGGACTGTATCAATGTATTCGGCAATTTTGTTGAATCCAAATCCTTCTTCCTTTGGGTCTTCGTTTGCAGCCGCATCATAGGAGGTAATACCGGTGGGGTACTTGCGAACATTTGCACGGGTTGCATGTCGTTGGAATCCAAAGTGAAAGGTCTTGACTTTGGGAGACAGTGTCGCGAGCTGATTCACAAGATTATAACTAACCTTGGAATAGCCTGTGATTTGGTCAATGTGTGTGCTTACCAGTAGAAATCTCATTATGTATTAGGAGAATCTCTCGCGTAAATCACAAATGCAGGTGAATTCTGCTCAAGATTGGTTGACCCGATACAAGAACCGTATTCTTGCACGAACGTTTAATGTAGACCCTTCCCCACAGTCACGCGAATCCAATACACTCTATACATCGTTGCTTGCAAACGGAGCTACTCAGCGCCAACGATTTGTTGCACCGTTTCAAGGTGCGCGTGGTGGTGCAAGTGGTGGTGCAACCTATTCGAGTGAGTGCTGTCTCAGCAATAACGCTACAGGAGCCTTTGGAGCTTTCCAGGTCGTCATTAACCGAGGTGTCGTACCTTACAATGGACGCTCCGTTCAACCTATGAGTGTGCGCATTGTGTCTTAAAGAAAGCATAGGGGAGTATACAAATGCCCGGTGGCTTAATGCAATTAGTGGGGGTCGGGGCCCAGAATGAGTTAGTCAACGGAAATCCTTCCATGACTCATTTTCGCTCGGTCTACCGTCGTCATACGAACTTTGCAATGGAACAGATTCGGATGCCGTTCACTGCATCCAACTTGGAGTTTTCAACGACAGGCACTCGAACGATTTCGTGTCGCATTGACCGTTACGCACAACTTCTACATGATTGTTATCTCGTGTTGACGCTTCCAGACATTTGGTCGCCTCTCAAGTATTTGGGTGGAGCCATTACCCCTGCTGGATACGATGCACGAACGAATTCGATTGGATACGAGTTTCAATGGATTCCTAACGTCGGATACAACATGATCGATCATGTGAACATTACCATGAACGGACAGGTGATTCAATCCATTCGCGGAGAATGGTTGAAGATGTATTCGTACATGACCCATGACGCCAATAAGCGCAAGACTGTGGATCAGATGGTAGGCAATGTTCCTGAAATCTATGATCCTGCACATGCATACGATCGCAATGGGCAATATCCTCATGCGATTGCACCTACAGTGCTTCCTACCACTGCGCCACAAACCAAGACGCCTGAACCTTCCATTCGTAGTCGACAACTAGTGGTTCCTCTTCACTTTTGGTTTTGTGAAAATCCAGGTATGGCTCTTCCGTTAGTCTCGCTCCAGAACTCGGAAGTCTATATTGAAGTCACTCTGCGGCAATTGTCGGATTTGTATACCGTAGTCGATGTCAATCCCATGGCACGGGTTGCAACGGTGACTGCTGCGTCCCGCGCAACAAACATCATTACCTATACAACCTCGGGTGCACATGGTCTTATCGCTGGACAGATAGTTACCATTGCAAACTTGACGGATGCAACCTTCAACTTGAGCAACGTAACGATTGCATCCACACCGCTCTCCAACACGTTCACAGTTGCAAATTCAGGAGTTACTACGAGCTTAACATCGCAACAAGGTGATGTATCTGGAACCTCCACCAATCCAACGTATGGACAGCGTGTTCGTCCAGTCAACTATCCACTCGGTCTCTTTTTGAGTCCACCCTTGTCGACAGGTGTGGCTAGCAATCCAACGATCACCACTTGGTTTCCAGACCCGTACATTGAAGGTAACTTCATCTATTTAACGGAAATGGAGATGAACCAATTAGCACGAGCCGACCAGACCTTTTTGGTCAAGACGGTGAAGTATGTGAATAAGGAAGGACAGTTTGGCGGAAATACCGATTTGGAAATTCCCATGTTCAACTTGGTGACTCGTATCGTGTTTTCGTCTCAACGCTCGGACCGTGTCTTGTTGAACGATTGGGACAATTACACAAACTGGACCACTACGAATCGAGCACCCTGGTCTGCAATTAGTACAGATGTGGATACAGCCTTGTATTCTTCTGGACAACAACAAGTCACTTCAGTGTATCCTCGTGATCCAATGACGGATGGAGTCATTCTCTTTGATGGAAAGGAACGTATTCAACCCAAACCGTTACCCTTCTTTTCATTGTTGCAGATGTATCGCCATACCACTGGTGAAACTACAGGACTACCAGGTGTCTACATGTATTCGTTTGCGTTGGACAATACCTCCTATCAACCTTCAGGTGCTGTGAATGGAAGTATGTTCAATAAGATCATTCTGCGATTGACGCTTCAACAGCCTCTTCCATTGTCGGTCAATCCAGATGGAGCGAATACGTCTACTACGGTCTGCGTGTTAACTTCGACCTTGTTCAGTCCAAATCCAACTGTGATTCCAGCAGCCAATGTGAACTTGACGGATCCTAAAACAGGGAAGTTGTTGTACCCTCCTGGAACGATTACAACCGTCGTTCAAACCAATGATACAGTGATCT